GAAAATACCGCAGACTGGAATGCCGCCGCAAGTTGCCACGCAAAGTATAGACAAAAAGTTAGAGCAGCAGAACTTGCTGAACTAAGAGACTTTCTCAAACACAATCCACGTTATAGAGTACCAGGCCAAAGCTTAAATAGTTGCTTCGGAAAACCTCGTGAAATGCCATTTGAAAATGCAGGCATAGAAATTTCTGGAGTTGGTATGAGAGCATGGGTGAATTACAAAGATACAATTCCAGCTGGGTGTTATGAAACTGCGCCATGGGATAATAGAAAGGAAAACAAATGAAAGCCGGTAAAGTATGGGGAATGACAGAACAATTAGAAATGAATGGTGTTTTGGAATTTCATAGAATTGAAATGAATAAAGGCGGTGTTTGTTCTAAGCATTGTCATGAATTTAAATGGAATGGATTTTATGTTGAAGAAGGACGTATGCTTATTCGTGTATGGCAAAACGATTACGATCTAGTTGATGAAACTATTCTAGAACCAGGACAATATACAAAGGTCAAACCAGGTGTTTATCATCAGTTTGAATGTCTAGAAGATGGTGTTGCCTTTGAATTGTATTGGGCTGAATTTAATCATAATGATATTAAAAGAGAAACAGTAGGTCACGCATGAAAGTTGGACTAACCGCATCAACATTTGATCTCTTACATGCAGGTCATATCGCAATGTTAAGAGAAGCGAAAGAAAATTGTGATTATCTTATCTGCGCTTTGCAAGTAGATCCGTCAGTTGATCGACCAGATAAAAACCAACCTATTCAAACTATTGTTGAAAGATATACGCAACTTGCAGCAGTAAAATATGTTGATGAGATCATTGTTTATTGTACAGAACCTGATTTACTTGATATAATAAACATGTATCCTATTGATGTACGTATCCTAGGGGATGAATATAAAGATAAAGATTTCACTGGTAAAGACGAATGTCGCCGAAGAAATATTCAACTTTACTTCAACAAGAGAGATCATAGATTTTCTTCTTCTGGTTTACGTGAAAGAGTATTTGAAAGAGAGTTACAAAAACATGATTCAACATAGCGTAAAAGATATTCGTGAATATTTTAAAAGCGAATTAGCTGATGAAGCGTTTACTATTGATAAAACTGGTCAAAAAACAATTGAATTAATTGGTGCAAGTTTTCTTGCTGATGAGGAAGCGATCTTTGGTATACCAAACACTGATTATATTACTCAAGAAATCTTGTGGTATGAAAGCGAATCAACAAATATTCAAGATATTTACGGTGAACTAAGACCTCCTCCCGCAGCATGGTTATACTCAGCAAATTCTCATGGTGAAATTAATTCAAATTATGGCCACTTAATTTTTTCTGATAAGTACTTTAATCAATACGGCATGGTTCTTGATGAACTGTTAGCAAACCCTGACGGTCGCCGCGCATCAATGATTTATCAAAGACCTTCAATTTGGATGGAATTTAGCGAACATGGAAAATCAGATTTTATTTGTACTAACGCTGTCACTTACTACATTCGTGATGGTTTACTTCATTGTGTAGTTCAAATGAGATCGAACGATGTTGTGTTTGGTTATAAAAATGATTATGCATGGCAATTACATGTTATGAAAAAGTTATGTTGGGATTTTAATAATCTTGATAGATATGATAATGGTAGAGTAATTGATCCTGGCATGATGGTTTGGCAGGTACAAAATCTTCACGTTTATGAAAGACACTTTAATTTGGTGAAATAATGAGTAATCTTATACTTATCACAGATATTCTAGAAACAAAACTTCGTAAAGAAAAAGAATTAGAATATTATCAAGCTGAATTAGAAAAGCTACAACAAAAAATGTTTTTTATAAAAAAAGATATCGACATCACTAATCTAATTATAGACATGATAGAAAAAGAAAAAGTTTATGATATTCAACAAAACATGATTGGAAAAGATAGTGAGTAAATGGGATGTTCGTTACTTAAATCTTGCTAAGGAAGTAAGCACTTGGTCTAAAGACCCATCATCTAAAATAGGCGCTGTTGCTGTTGGATCAAAAGGTCAAGTATTATCACAAGGCTATAACGGATTTCCTAGAGGCATTTTTGATGGAGGTGCTAGACTAAATGATAGAGAAATTAAGTACAAATATATTGTACACGCTGAACAAAACTTAATTTATAACGCTACATATAATGGTGTTTCTCTTGATGGCGCAACACTATATGTAACTGGTTTACCAGTATGTTCTGAATGTGCTAAAGGTGTAATACAGGTTGGAATTAAACGAGTAGTTATGCCGGAACAAGAAATTAAAGAACATTGGAAAGAATCTTGGAACTATTCAAAAGTATTTTTTCATGAAGCTGGAGTAAAATATGATTTTGTTAACATCAATCTTAAATAACAAAGTGTTATAGAATTTTGGAAAAAATAGTTTACAAAGCTATTATTTTATGATAGAATATAGTTATAAAATCATAAATACATATGCGTAATTAAGGATAATTATATGACTAGAATTGCAATCGTCCTCGGTCGTGGAACTGAAGGATGTGGAGTAACTCAGTGCGCTATTCAAATGCAAAAGGTTACAGATGCAGATATTTTTTCTGCTTATGATAAAAAGTGGGGTCGTGCTAAAGGATTAGAGATCCAAGAAAAACAATTTATGATGGGCACTGAATGGGAGATTACTGCAGATGTTATTAATAATAACTATGATTTAGTAGTTATTTATTCTGTTCCATCTAAAGGACATCCTCAAGATTGCCAAGATAATTTTATCCCGTTCCTTCAACGTCTAAAAATTCGTAAAGCATTTATTAATGTTGACCATAAAGCAGCATCCATTGCACGTAATGCTAATCTAAAAGAAGTGTGTGAAAATGTTGATGTGATTATGACGCATAGCATGGAAAATGATTTCTGTAAATTCATGCGTAAAAATAAAATTCAAACCCCGCTTACAAAGATGGGTTTAGGATTTGATTATGACGGTCATCGTCAAAAGTACTGGCGTCCTATTGAAGAACAACAAGATAATGTGGTACGTTGGATTGGCCGCACAGCAATGTGGAAAGGTCCAAGTCTTATGATTGATTTCCACCAAGACGCTTTGATGGAGAATGGATTCATCACAGTACTAGAAGGATTAGAAGCTTCAATTCAATATCCTCTTGTTTTGTATCGTGATAATAAAGCTGAAAAGCCTATAGATCGTCGTATTGTAGAAAATTATTTCCGACCAGAAAAACAATTTAATGAAGTCAAGTTTACACCTGACTTATATGGTAAAGAAGAAGTAAACAAAGGTGCTTATCTTTATCCACAATATATTAATGATGAAGCAATGATGCGTATGGCTCGTTCAGCCTTTGGCTCAGATCTTTATCATTTAAAAGCAGAAACATATGGAAATAATATTGAGAACTGCCATGCTGAGTGTATCGCATCAGGTACAGTTCCATTGTTCCATAAACATTTCTGTGATAACGTAATTCACCCAGTACAGGGTGATCCTATTAGTCAATGCAAAAACTCTGGCACTATTGGTGTTGACTATACTAACTTTGAAGAGTGCCAACAACTTATGATTAAACTTAAAAATGATCCTGCGATGAGAGATGATTGGAGAGAGATGGCATTTGAATTTTGGAAGCAACACTCAGACGGTGAGACAGTTGTGAACGAAATTGTTGATCTCGCTTTGAACACTACTAGCAACCAACCACAAGGACTCGAGGAATTTTTCGGATGAAAATTTTAATTACTGGCCAAGCCGGCATGATAGGCTTCCACTCTGCTAAACACTTTGCTTCAAAAGGGCATACTGTTGTCGGAGTAGATAACTTTAACGATTATTACGATGTTAGTTTAAAAAATGAACGAGCTCGTATTCTACAAGATGATTATGGCGTAGAAACTATTTACTGTGATATTCAAGATAATAAAATTAAAGAACATAAAATGTTACAAGATGTAGATGTTATGCTTCATCTTGCGGCATATGCTAATCCAAGACATGCTCTTGAAGAACCACAACCATATATTGATACTAACATTACTGGTACTCAAAGATTGATTGAAGCAGCTGAGGAATATGATGTTCCAGTTGTATACGCTTCAAGTTCATGTGTTATGCATGGTCAGCCATTGCCTTGGAATGAGCATGATAGACCAGACATGCAAAACAACCCATATGGTTGGTCTAAGCGAGCAAATGAGTGTCAGTTTGGACACTCACGATTAAGCCGATCAGCCGGCCTGCGTTTCTTTACTGTGTATGGACCGTATGGTCGTCCAGACATGGCTTTATTTAAATTCACTGATGGTATCGTAAATAATGAGCCAATCACACTTTATAATTTTGGTGATATGAAACGTGATTTTACCTATGTACAAGACATTGTAAATGGTATAGAATTAGTAGTAGATAAAGCAGTGAACGACAATGATTCTTGGCATGAGATTTACAATATTGGATATGGCCAACAAGTAGATTTGCTCGAGTTTGTAAATGAAATTGAAGCAAATCTTGATCGTAAAGCAGAACGTATTTTGGCTCCTAAACACCCTGCAGATGTCCCTGAGACGTGGTCTGACACTACTAAATTACAAGCGTTAGGTTACAAACCTACAACTTCTGTAAAAGAAGGAGTACGTGAATTTGTGACTTGGTACAAAGGTTATTATGGAGTTAACTAATGAAGATGACAATTGTTGGCCACGGATTTGTTGGCAAAGCTGTGGATTATGGATTCAGCAGTGCAGTAAAACAAATCGTGGATCCGATCTATGGTGTTTCACTATCAGACGTAAAGTTAAATGAAGACGTTACGTTTGTATGTGTACCAACACCTATGGGTGAAAATGGTGAGATTGATTGTTCAATTGTAGTTGACACCGTTAATGAGCTATCACAAAGACAATCAGGTATTATTGTTATTAAGTCAACAGTAACACCTGATGTTATTGATACTCTAACCAGTGGAAGCTGCCGTAATCGTATCGTTTATAATCCAGAGTTCCTTACAGAAAAGAATGCATGCGAAGATTTTGTAAATCCAAAAATGCATATTTTTGGTGGATATAAAGAAGCAACTGAACGGTTAGAAGAGATATATAATCAGTATAGCCTATGCAAACCTTGTCCAGTTCATCACATGTCAGCTACAGATGCTAGCTTTGTTAAGTATGGAATCAACTGTTTCTTAGC